TTGAGATCGGTGGCCGCTGGGCGGGGAACGGTCTCCAAAACCGTTCGGCTCGGTTCGATTCCGAGCACCGGTGCCAACACGGTTTAATTCCGAGCACCAATGTAAACCCCAGGTATGCCAATCAACGAATTCGTAAACCTACGGAGATCCAACCTCACAAAGGAGCAACGCCGGGAGGCCGAGGCGGCTATCTACGGCCTATCGACAAACGAAATGATCAACCAGATTAGTCCCGAAGAAATCGAGCGTATGCGCGCCATCATCGCGCAGCACGATCAGACCAACAAGGGCGGCATTAAGGAGTTTGACCTCAACAACCCGCCCAGGCTGCCCTACCGGTTCCAGGAATATCCCAAGGTGGTCTACGACCACGATGGGCGGCAGAACTTCATCGTGCGTAACCGCGAGGAGGAGAAAGAGGCTCTTGAATCCGGTCTTCGCCTCGATCCCTACACCGCCGAGCCGGTCGAAGCCCACCCCGAAGCTGAAGCCGCAGAGATCGAGCGACTCGACAAGCAAGCACGTAAACCACGCAAGCAGTAACTGAGAGGCCCTTATGTCGTTAGTGTCAGATATCATCAACGAGGCGTTTCTGGATCTGGGGACCATCACCGTCAACGAGGCTATCTCGACGGCGATGCAGAACGATGCCTTCATGCGCCTGAACCAGCTCCTCGACTCACTCAACGCCGAGGGCCTACTCGTTCCCAACCAAGTAACGCAGACGTTCGCGACCGGCTCCGGCACGGGCCTAGTGGCTGGACAAACCGCCTACACGCTGGGCAGCGGCGGCACCCTCCCGACCACCGGAAGCCTCCGCGCCATGAAGGTCACCGCGTGGCGGGCCTACTACGGCGGTGTGCTGTACGCCGGTGGCCGCGTGCTCTCTATGCCGGAATTCGGAGAACTAGCCAAACAGAACGAGGGCGAGCTGACGGCGATACCCCGGATAGTCGCAGCCGACACCTCCTATCCGCTAATCAACGTGCGCGTGTTCCCGCCACCGTCCGCCACTCCGGGCTCGCTGGAGCTGTCCTACTACACGCCGATTGCCCAGTTTGCCCTGGTTAGCAGCTCGATCACCCTGCCGCAGGGCTTTGAGGACATGCTGCATTGGAACCTAGCGCGGCGTCTCTACGCCCAGTATCCACGCCCCAGCAACATGCAGATGATCTGGGATATGGCGGACAGGACCAAGGTCGCTCTGTTGACCGAGAACGCCATGACGGCACCGCAACCTCAAGCGGCGGCACCACAGGGGCAAAAGTAAATGGCTACACCAGTCTCTCAGTTGCTTTATGACGCCCTCCGGCTGGCCGGGGTGACTAAGGTAGCCGGTATTACGCCAAGCGCCGACCAGCTCGCGGACGCCCTCGCCCACGCGAACCTGATGATCGATCAGGCCCAGGTGAAGCGCCCCATGATCTACACCATGCGGCTCTCGACGTACACCCTGGGGACCTCCAAGACATACACGTTCGGGCCGAGCGGTACGCTGGGCAGCAACCGGCCCGTGAAGATCGAGCGGGCTAATCTGATTCTGTCCACCACCGGCACCCCGGTCCACCTCCAGATATTCGAGGGCAGCTACGAGGACTTTGCGAACCTCGCCGTGCAGGACATCCCCGGCGCGCGGCCTCGTTTTCTGTACTGCGACTACGCCTACCCGCTCGCGACCATCTACCTCGTGCCCCAAGACAAGGGCGGCGACAAACTGGAGCTTTGGGACTGGCAGCCGATTCAGAGCTTCACCACCACAGGAGACACTGTCCAGCTACCGCCGGGCTACCAGGATTGGTTCGTCAACAACCTTGCGGTGCGGCTCGCGAGCGTGTTCAAGGAACAGGGTGCCTCGGTCACCGACGACACCCGTATCGAGGCACGCAAGGCCACCCAGGCGCTTATGTCGCGGAACAGCAAGTCACCACGGGCGATATCAGACGCGCCGAGCGGTGGACGTCGAGGTGACTTCAACTATTACTCGGGGACCATTAAATGACGCCGCCACACAGAACGCCTGAAGTGATAGCCAAGTACGCGGCGGATGAGCACGCAAGAACCCAAGAGGACCTGAACAAGCTTCTGTCGCAGTTCGGCCAGGAGTACAGGCAGGAAATCATAGACAGGCTCAGGCCCCACTTAAACTTCGAGCCCGAAACATTAGACAAGCAGGGAGAGTAAACGGAGATGGCAAAACTTGGTCTAGTAGGTGAGTCATATGCCCTCCGTAGCCCTGCCGCTGCGGCGCAGCAGACGCTCAACCTGATACCCGAGATAATCGAAGACCCCAATGAGCACAGCAAAAACGTTGGGATTTTGCGCAACTGCCCTGGCTACCACCTGATGATCACCTTACCCCAGTCTCCCATTCGGGGAATGCTGGCCGGTGGCGGCAATCTCTATATCTACGCTGGTGCCGGGTGGTTCTATCAGGTCTCTCAAGGCAGCTACGCCGGGGGGAACCCGAGCACGGGGGCGGCCTCGATTGTCCAGAGCCAAAACGTAGGGGTCTATGACAATAATCCCGCCATACTGCTTGCGAACGGAAATCAGTTGCTACTTATCGCGGGCGGTCTAGTTTTCTGCAATAACGGCACGGGCTTTGCTCAGTGCCAGTTTCAAGTCACGGGATACGTCAACACGAGCGGAACCACAGTTACATGGGTAAGCGGAAGTAACTTCGCCAATGCGGTGGTCGGCAATTACATCACGATCAACGGCAACACCTATGCAGTGACGGTCATCGCTTCAGCGACCAGCCTCACCATAAGCGCCACTGCTGGAGTCCAGACCAACGCTTTCTTTGCCGGTAATATGGGCAACCAAGTTACCGCAATTGGTGGAGCCTACATTGACGGCTATTTCGTAATCCAGCGACCGACTGTCGCATTTCAGGGGACCTGCAACACGAGCGGCACCGCCGTAACGTGGGTCAGTGGTTCCAACTTCTCGTCACTGTCCGCCGGTAGCAGTATCGTAATCAACAGCGTTGCCTATACCGTATCGAGCGTTACCTCGAATACGGCCTTGGTCCTCACTGCGACTGCGGGAACGCAGACCGGTGTTCCGATGTATTGGGGAGGTGATACATCAAGGCAGTTCAATCTTAGCGCCTCGTTTAATGGTTTAACGTGGGACCCCCTGAACTTCGCAACGAAGTCGGCGTTCCCCGACCACCTCAAGTCCGTCTTATCCGACCGAGAACAACTCTATCTCTTCGGCGCGGAGAGCACGGAGGTCTGGCAGAACGTTGGTGATCCCACGTTCCCTTTTCAGCGACTTCCTGGGGCGGCGGCCAGGGAGGGAAGCATTTCCTCATGGGCACCTGTAACCACCGGCGAGAGCGTGTATTTCCTCGGCGGAAGCCCGCGCGGTCCAGCAGTAGCGTACCGCCTGGAGGGATTCACTCCGGTGCGGGTGAGCACTCCCGCTGTAGAGTCGGCCTGGGCGTCATCTGGCGACACATTAGCGAATGCCGTCGCTTATGCCACAGAGGAAGACGGTCAGCGGCTGTGGGTTATCAACTTTCAGGGCACGCTCAACACTTGGGTCTACGACGAGACAGAGAGCGAAAAGGCAGGCACGCCAATCTGGCACCAGAGGGCGTACTGGAACGGCAGCGCGTTCGCGCAATACCAGCCACAGTTCCACGTGTTCATCCCAGAGTGGGGACCGTCCGGCATGCACGTTGTTGGGGATTACAGCTCAGGGAATCTCTACGAGCTGAATCCGGGTTACGTGGATGCGAACGGGGCGGACACAAAGTGGCAGCGCATCCTTCCGCACCTGTACGCGGCGGGCCATATCCAGTATTTCGGCAGGATGACCCTGGAGATGGAGACCGGCACAACGTCGAGCGTTAGCGTTCAGCCGCTGATTACCCGCGACTACAGCGACGACAGAGGTCACACCTTTGGCAACGCGGTAACAGCCCAAGCTGGCCTTAATGCGGCTTACAGTCAGCGCGTCTACTGGCCAGCAAACGGATCGTCTCGCGACCGAGTGTTTCGCCTCTCTGGCACCGGGCAGTATCCACTGACTCTGATTGATTTGGACCTCGAAATAGAGGCCGGGACCACATAATGCCGCTCCAGCCGGTAACACCACCACAGAAAGCGCCGCTGATCAATGACGTCTACACGCATCGCACGTGGTACTTGTACTTCGATCAGTTAACCAAGGCCGCCTCTACCGGGGGAGGCATCGTCCAGTACGGGACGAATGCGCAGCGGACTGCCTTACCCACCCAGGGGCTGGCAAACGGCACGCTGTGGTACGAGTCGGACACGGGCCTGATCTATTTGTGGAACGGCCCTAAGCTGAAGTGGCTCTACATCGCCGGGAAGCAGATCATAGACCAGACCCTGACTGCGGCAACCACTATCGCCGCCCCTACCACCGGAGCGATTGAGCTGGTGGTGATCCTGCGGCAGGACGCGACCGGCGGACGGACGATCACCTGGGGTGCTGGATTCTCGGCCACCTCGGCGAACATCGACACCACGGCATCGACTATCAGCGTGTTTCACTTCGTGCTGTCTGGCGCGGGCCTCTACGTGATGGTCGGGCAACCAACGACTGGAATGGCTCCATAAATGAAAAAGAATCTTAGCCTCATCTTCTTTTGCTTCCTGGCTGGCCTGTTCGGGGCCAACGTCACACCGATACTCACCGGAGCCGGGAAGCTCATATTCCCCGAGACGTCGCCCAGTGCGTCCCTGAGTGCCTCCGGCGGTTCGCTGACAGTGGCGGCTGGCGGGACCACCAAGAGCATCCTCTTGCTGCCAAGCGGCGGCGGGGTTGGCGTAAACACCACCGACCCGTCCATCGGTGGCACGCTGGGCGTTTATCCGGCACTCGCCTTGGTCGGCCCCACCGCGCTGCTTGCGGCGTATTCAAATTCCGTGCCTAACTTTTCGTTGAACATGGCGAGTGATGGGTCCTGGGTCATTTATGACCATGGTGCTGGCTCCTGGGTGAACGGCCTCGTACAGACAGGTGGGAGGGTGGGTGTTGGTCTCGTTCCAAACGCCAACTACCAGCTCGACGTAACGAAGGACATCAACACCGGCACGCAATTCCGGGTGGCTGGTACGCCGGGCCTCTCGGTAGTAAAGACCATTGCTAAGACGTCAACCACGACCTGCACGATGACATTCAGCGGCGGGATTCTAACCGCCTCGACGTGCTGACGTTTGAGCGAACGCACGACATGTCGCTCGTGCGTCAAATACTGACTAACCCGGCTGTGTGGCCGTATGTCGGCGATGACTTTGCGCCGGATCGCCAGGAGTGGCAGCCAAATGCTGACGAGCGCATCTGGTACGTGCTGGCAATCGAGGGAACGCAGTATGGCGGAAGCCCGCATATAGCCGGGCTACTCACCTTCATGCCCCGGTCAACAGTCCTATGGGAGATACACGTTGTGTTCACTCCGAAGCGTTGTACACGTGGCGTGTACATAGGTGAACAGGTGCTCGCGTGGATG